CGATCAAGTTCGCGCGCGACATGAAAACCTACGGCACCAGCCAGCTCGACAACCTGCAGTTGCTGCGCGACGGCATCACGGCCTTTGGTGACACGCATCACGCCGAAATGGTCGCGCCGATGATGGCCAAGATGAAATTCGGCAATCACGCCTTCTACGGGGAGGCCGAGGGCGCGGAGAACGAGCGCAAGTTCATGGACATGCTGAAGGTCATCGAAATGCGCAACGGCACCAAGGACATCGGCACCTTCTCCAAACAGGCCAACATGGTGCAGCAAGTGCTGACCTCCACCGGTGGCCGTGTGGGGCCCAGCGAATGGCTGAACCTGATCAAGACGGGCGGTATTGCGGCCAAGGGCATCAAGGATGAGGCCTTCTACTACCAGATGGAATCCCTGGTGCAGGAAATGGGCGGTAACCGGGTCGGCACGTCAATGATGAGCGCCTACCAGAACCTGTACCAGGGCCGTACCACCAAGCGTTCCATTGGCATGCTGGCCGACCTGGGCCTGATCGGTGACCAGTCCAAGGTCAAGCATGACAAGGCTGGCCAGGTCTCGTTCCTGAATCCTGGCGCGATCAAGGGCGCGGATCTCTTCCGCGAGAACCAATTCGAATGGATGGAGAAAGTGCTCTTGCCGCAACTGGCCAGCAAGGGCATCACGGACGAAAAGGGAATTCTCGACGCCATCGGCGGGATCTTCTCGAACCGCACGGCCGCGCAGCTCTTTTCCACCATGTACCAGCAGCGTACGCAGATCCACAAGAACGAGAAACTGAACCGGGGTGCCGCCAATATCGACGAACTCGACAAGCTCGGGCGCGACACGGCCAGCGGCAAGGAACTGGAGACCCTGGCCAAGGTGGCGGACTTGAAACTGGAGCTGGGTACCAAGATTCTGCCGCTCTACGCTTCTGGCCTGCAGATGGCTACCAACGCCCTCCAGGCGCTGACCGGTTTCATGGAGCGCAACCCCGCCACGGCCAAGGCCATGATCGTGGGCTTCTCCGCCATCGCGGCCATCATGGTGGTGATGGGGCCGCTGATGCTGGCTCTGGCGTCCGTCATCGGCCCGTATGCCATGTTGCACGTCCTGTTCGCGAAAATTGGCCTGCAGGGTAATCTGCTCATGCCCATTCTGCGCGGTATCGGGACGGTCTTCATGTGGCTCGGGCGGGTATTCCTGATGAACCCGATTGGTCTGGCGGTGACCGCCATTGCCGCCGCAGCTTATCTGCTGTATCGGAATTGGGAACCCATTGCCGGATTCTTCGGCAACCTGTGGCAGCAGGTGCGCGGCGCGTTCGCGGGCGGTCTGGCCGGGATTGGTGCATTGATCGTGAATTGGTCTCCGGTGGGACTGTTCTATCAGGCGTTCGCCGGCGTTATGAGCTGGTTCGGTATCGAGCTACCGGCCAAGTTCACCGAGTTCGGGGCAATGATCCTGCGCGGCCTGGTCAGCGGCATCACCAGCGGCATTGGTGCTGTGAAGGAGGCGGTGCTGGGTGCCGGTGCCAGTGTCATTGGCTGGTTCAAGGAAAAGCTCGACATTCACAGCCCGAGCCGGGTCTTTGCTGAGCTGGGCGACTACACCATGCAGGGCCTGGCCGTGGGATTGAATCGTGGCCAGGACGGGCCACTGTCAACTGTCAGCAGCTTGGCCGGCAAGCTAGCCAGCGCTGGCGCGGCCGTGGCCATTGGCGCGGGCAGCATGCCGGCGATGGCCTTCGACAGCCGCCCGCCGCTTAGTGCCGGCAGCGCGCAGCCGGTCGTCTATCAGGGCGATACCGTGCAAATCATTATCCAACCGACGCTCGGTATGGATGAGCAGGCTATCGCTCGTGCGGTGGCCACCGAGCTGGACCGTCGCGACCGCATGAAGGCGTCGCGCCAGCGCTCGAACCTCGCAGATTGGGATTAAGTAAAAACGTCATGATGATGGTCTTGGGAATGTTCGTCTTCAGCCTGCCCACGCTGGCCTATCAAGAGCTACAGCGGCAGACGCAATGGAAGTTCGCCAGCAATTCGCGGGTGGGCCGGCGTGATGCCCTGCAGTTCACCGGCAAGGGGGATGACGCCATCACTTTGTCGGGCTGGATCGCGCCGGAGCTGACCGGTAGTGCGTTCTCACTCGACGCCTTGCGCCTGATGGCCGATACCGGAAAAAGCTGGTTCTTGATCCAAGGTACGGGACGCATCTATGGTTCCTATGTCATCGAGAGCATGGAAGAGGGACGCACAGTGCTGGATGGTTATGGCGATGCCAAGCGCATCGAATTCACCATCAAGTTGAAGCGCACAGACGACAGTGTGCTGTCGTCGCTAGGACTGGGCGATATCTCGGATCTGCGCAACATGGTGGACATCGACGGCGTCACGAACAGCATCGCGGACAAGGCGCGCGACGTGGTCGGCAGTGCCATCGATGGCGTTAAATCCACGGTCGGCGGCATCGTCGGTACGTTCGGCGGGGCTGGCCAATGACCACCACCGCGCCAGCCTTCCGCATTGTCATCGAGGAAAAGGACATCAGCCGCCCTGTCTCCGACAGGCTCATGAGCATCACCTTGCGCGAATGCCGGGGCGATGACGCCGATCAACTGGACATTGAGCTGGACGATGCCGACGGCAAGCTGAAGATACCGCCCAAAGGCGCCAAGCTGAATTTCGCGCTCGGCTGGCTGGGTTCGCCGTTGGTCGACAAGGGCGCGTTCGTAGTCTCTGAGGTGGAGCACAGCGGTGCGCCGGATCGGCTCACCATCCGCGCCAGGTCGGCCAGCATGATTGACGCATTCCGCCAGCAGCGGGACCGCAGTTTCCATGAAACCACGCTCGGCGCGGTGGTGGATGCCATCGCCGCCGGCAATGGCCTGGCGTCCGGTATCTCGGCCGGCCTGCGCGGCATCGCCATCAAGCACCTGGACCAGACGCACGAGAGCGATTCCGCGCTGTTGCGCCGCTTGGGCAAGAAATATGATGCGGTGGCCACGGTGAAAAATGACACGTTGTTGTTCATGCCGATCAACGAGAGTCGCACGGCCAGCGGCAAGCCCTTACCGGTGGTGAAGGTGGTGCGTGCGCTGGGGGACCAACACCGATATCACAGCTCTGATTCAGACGCCTATAGCGGTGTGCGGGCGTTCTGGATGGATGAGAAATATGGGCGGCGGCGCAGTGTCGTTGCTGGCCAGGCCGGGAACAGCAAGCGCCTGCGTACCACCTTTGCGAATGAGGCCGATGCACGCACTGCGGCTGTCGCCGAGTGGCAACGCATCGAGCGCGGCCTTGCGACCTTCGAGATGCAGCTCGCCCTTGGCGATGCCAGCATTATGCCGCAATCGCCTGTCGTGGTATCCGGTTTCAAGGCTGACATCGATGCCACGGAATGGCTATCGAAGACCGTCACGCATTCCATCAGCGGAAGTGGTTTTACTACGCGCATTGAGTTCGAAACGAAATCCGAGGAAGCCGATACTGAGCGCGAGCTAGATCACGATCCGGAGGAAGGTATCACCGGCGTGAAAGCGGACTGGCACGACAAGGCAAAGAAGAAAAACAACAAGGGCACCGAGCTGGCAGGCAAGGCCGACAACGCCAAGACTCTGAACAGGACCTATGCCACCAAGCAAAGTGCCACCCGTGCTGCAGCGCTAGAGTGGGCAAAAATCAAAGAGGTCCGCGAGATCATCGCGGAGAACAACGCCGATTGACTATCGTGGCTTCGACCAAAATACTTTACCGGACGTCGCATCGTAGATGCATTCCTTGATCAGATCGCCGTCCACTCTGATGGAGCCGCCACGCGAATAAGCCTTGCCTTCGAAATAGCAGGTATTGTCTGCAACCTGCTCCGGCTCAACCGGCGCAGGCATTTTGTAGAGGGACCATCCGCATATCGAAGCGAGGAGGATGACCAAAATCCATAGGCCGCGATTGCTCCGCTGTAAGCGCATATACCCAATGTCTTTCTCGACACAGGCGCAGCAAATAGGTGGGGATACGGTAGCAGGGTTGGACTCTTCGGGCGGCGAACTTTTAGAGACTGCGGGGTCGCTGGGCACCGTGCCTTTTTCTAGAGATTCATTTCCTTGTTTAGCCTCGGCGATCCACTGATTAATTTGAGCTTTCACCTGTGGATACTTTTCACGCGGCATGAATTTCATTTTGGTCGCACCGAAATCCGTCAAGATTATGCGATACAGCGCTAACGGTTCCTCGCCTGTCTTCGCGCAAAGCTGATCAATTAGATCGGCAATGGTGCGGCGCTGAAGTTGAGTCAGAGTTTCTACTTTCTTGTTATCACCCAACAGATTCAGAGTAACCACACTACTCAGTTGTGGTGCTTCATGAACGCTACCATTAACCAGATGAACGACTTCCCCTTCAACATTTAACTTGTGCTCCATTACTTCCCCAAAATAACGCTTTAATACTCACTACGTGTTACGCGAAAAACCAGGCCCAACTAAGCACTCTTTTACTTTTTCTTTTCTGTCTTCAGGCGAGAAGCTTTCACCTTGGTGGGCGTATTCCCATTGTTGACGGTCCCATAGACATCGCCGTTGACCTGATGGCCGACACTGCCTCCAATCGAAACAACATGTCGCGACTTGGGTTTTTCTTGCGGAGCTGCGCCTTCGATAACGCCTAGTACTCGTACTTTGCCCATCAGATCAAGTTTCCGGAAACCATTCAATAACTGATCCTCCTCAGCCGACAAAGCCCCCGGGGTAGGCACCCCAAACATAACGTAAGTGACATCAACACCGATCTTTGATACCGCCACCATAAAACCGATGTCAGGAAGTGTCTTCCCTTGTTCGTAAGAAATTTGGGCCAATTTTTTGACGCCCCCGACTGCAGCGAATGCTTCTTGCGAAAGGCCAAGCCTATTGCGCTCGCTCTTCAATCGCTCGCCGAATGTATTTAATTCCATATTGAAAAACTCTTGACGGGTATGTTTTTAAATACTATATTTCCGTCATTGCTAAGTGACGTATACAAATTTTACTCTATGTCTACATCCGCCCTTTCATTGCCACCGAGAAATGAAACTGACATTCCAGCCACCAGGGATGTCACATCGGTGGTTATGACCACCCGTCTGGATTCTCGCGAGGCGGAAAAAGTCTCGGTCTATGCGGTTCAAGACCATCGAACTCGCTCGTCCTTTCTCCGCCTCATGGTGCTGAAAGGTATTCAGGCTTACGAAAAAGAACACCAATCCGCAACCGCCTGACCAGGGGGAATCTATGTACGACGATCCGCGCCACATCCGCGATCACCGAATCGTGATCCGCTGCAACGCCGACAACTACGCTTTCATGAAGTCGCTCGCCCAACTGCAGGGTGAAAACTTGGCGACCTTGGCCCACGACATGATGCTGCATATGGCCGTTGAGTTCGTTGTTGCTCGTGATGTGCCCATAGTAATCAATCAAAACATGCAAACCAAGGCGCTCAAGAGCCACTTTTCAGTGCCTCAAAATGCCTGATATCGAACTGACGCTGATAAGCCCTGCACTCGTTGAGGCATTGGAAATACTGATGGCGTGTGAGGGATTCGAGACAATCGAAGACGCCGCCGAGTTCGTTTTTTCCGCAGCGGTTCGTGAAGGTGCAAAGCGTGTTACCGGCAAGGCAAGAGTGCTCTATGCCGTTGAGGGGAAGAAGCCATGCGCGTAATCAGCATTCCATGCCCACACTGCCAAAATCGTGTGAGAGCGGCCAAAAGCCGCACCATGTCGTCGATGATGAAAGAAATCACGTACCAGTGCCAGAACGTCGAATGCGGCCATACCTTCGTGGCCACGCTTGAGGTCTCGCGCACCGTGTCGATGTCGGCCATGCCGAATCCAGAAGTGCGCATTCCGATTTCGTCGCGCGCATTTCTGGCTGCCAAGAACCAGATGACGCTAGACCTCGCGACCGTCTAAGCGGTCGCCCAACACCCAACAAATCAAAACCTGCTGTGCGCCGTTTGGCGCGCGCAGGATTCGCTCACCCTAAAAAATCATGACCACTGCGAATCTGAAGGTAACGCGCGCTATCAGCCAGCACTTGAAAGATGATCTGGGCTTGTACCGCCGCGCACAGAGAATGCTGAGCTGGGACTCTATTACCGGGCCGCAACGGGACGTGATCTGGGAGGGGAAGCACGCCATCGGCAATCGTCTTGCATGGCGGCTTCAACTCTTGGGCGGTCTGCTGGGGGAGTGGTGATGCGTGCCGTATTTGCCCACTGCGTGGCAGCTCTTTTGCTGCTCGCCCCGGCACTGTTGTCGGCACTCGGCCTGGTGAAAGGCTGATCATGCGCTGCGCCCGTATAAAGGATCATGCGTCCTTCCGTCCCGTCACGGATCTGCTTCGCGAGCGTGCGGCACAGGTGCCAACACCACCGGGTGATGAGGCTGCGAAAGCCGAGCTGGAAAAGGCCATGATGCTGCTGCGCACACGCAAGCGGCCAAACCATCAGATCGGCGTCGCCTACTCCTGGGCGGCCACTGCCAAGCCGGTGCGCCGACACATCCTGGCCTTGGCAGGACTCTCGGCTGACCGCTGGGAATCCCCCATTCACTCCTTTACCGAAGCCGAACGCCTGGCCATGCGCCATGCGGTGCTGCGTGCGATTACGACTTATGAAAGAGCCCTCAATGCAGTATAGAAAAGTCGATGCGAAGACGCGACGCCAGCACAAGGCCTTTCTCGATTCGCCTCAGTTTGCCAGCGAACTGGAACGCATCCCCCTGAAATGGCGCGGCCGTGTTGTTAGCCAGGCACTTGAGCTCATGTCGGTATGGCACTGGCGCCGGATCTTCGAGCCGGTCGCACTCGATTTCGTGCGTGACTTCGCCGCGCACTACGTGCCGGCCGGGATTGATCTTTCACAGGATGATGCGGAAATCTGCGCCACTGCCGAGAAGGCCGCCGAGAACGTCAAGAAGATGCTTTGGAAGGCGATTTCCGACACGCACGCCCGTGACATCATTGAGCAGGAATGCAGCGATTACGGCATTGACGTGCCCGAGGTGGACGACGATGACCTGCGCGCCATCATCGCACGGGTAGTGGACCCACGCTGGTGGCGCCGTCAACTGCGCAAGGTGGTTGGCCGTGCCTTCGAGGGCGGCAATATCCGCTTGGGCTATGTCCACTATCACGGCGAGCCCTATGCCAGCAATGATGCGGTGCTGTCGCGCCTGGCGCAGAACAAGCGCAATGCAGCGGCCCTAGAAGCAACGATGGTGCGCAACGAAGCTGGCCAGGAATTCAGCATCGCAGAGCTGGCCGAGAAGACCACCGCGAATAAAACCATTCGGCGGGGTGAGCTCATGCTGCGCATCAACGGCTTTGAAACCATTGCGCGCGAGTGCAAGGACGAGGGCCTGTTCCTCACGTGGTCTTGCCCATCCCGCTTTCACGCGACGCTACACAGCGGGAAGCCCAATCCGAAATATGACGGCTCAGATCCGCGCACGGCTAACAAGTACCTGGGCAAGATGACGGCCCTGGCGCGTTCGGCGCTGGCACGGCGCGGCATTGGGCTGTACGGCTTCCGCATTGCTGAACCGCATCACGATGGATGCCCGCACTGGCACATGCTGGTGTTCGTGCGCGCTCTGCCGGGCTACACCACGCCACACGTCAAGGACGTGGCCGGCCGCGCTATCCGCGTGATGAAGCGTTACGCCTGGCGCGTGGACCGTGGCGAGCCGGGTGCATTCAAGCGCCGGCTCGACGTGAAGCGCATCGATTGGTCGAAGGGCACCGCCGCCGGCTACATCGCCAAGTATGTGGCCAAGAATATTGATGGCGTGGCCGACCACAAGACCAAAGAAGGCTACGTGGTGACCACTGATACGGCCGGTGATTATGAGCTGACGCCATCGGCGCGTGTAGAAGCCTGGGCCGCCCGCTGGGGCATTCGGCAGTTTCAGCAGTGGGGTGGCGCTCCTGTGAGCGTCTGGCGCGAGCTGCGCCGCGTTCCGGCCGACATGGTGCAAGAGGCGCCGCCGGCTATGGCCGCTGCCTGGGATGCCGTACAAAAGGTCGAGGGCGAGAAGCGCGCATGCTGGGCGAGCTATTTGCGTGCCCAAGGCGGCGCCATCGTAAAGCGCGACGATCTGATGGTCACCCTGGCCAAAGAAACCAAGACGGTCACCGGGCGCTATGAAGAGTGCGAGCGTGTCATGCCTTATGGCGTGCAATGCCGCCAGATGGCCGGTGTGGTTTTTAAATCCGTTCGGCATACATGGACGCCAGTTCAAGGGCACGACGCTCGCTCATCGGCGGGTTCGGGGTTCCCTTGGACTCGTGTAAATAACTGTACGCAGCCCGCTGGACCT